GCCTTGACGGCCTGCTGACTGAGGGCCTCTCCAATGCCAAGCTTGCCAAAGGCGCAGCCCTGGCCTGGCCCGTGATCCTCCACCACCTGCCCGCCAAAGCCCTGGCCCAGGCCGTGGCCGGGGCAAAGCCTGGCCCCACGGCCCCACGCTCCCGCATCGATGGCCTGCAGGCCCTGGCTGAACGCGAGGGCATCCTGAGCCTGGCCCTGGCCCATAACGGCTGCCCTTGGGCGTCCGCTGGCTGCGCCGCTGGCTGCCTAGCCTGGGCGGGCCATGGCGGGATGAGCGCCACGGTCGCGGCTGCCCGTGCCCGCCGTACCCTTGCCTACCTGGCTGATCCTGCCGCCTATGGTCGGGCTGTGCTTTGGGCCATCGCCAGGGCCTGGGGCCGTGCCCAGGCCAAAGGCCTGCCCCTGGCCGTGCGCCTGCGCGGCACTGACGACCTGGCCTGGCATCTGCAAAGGGTGACCGTCAGCCCTGCAGAAGCTCAAAGCCTGGCCCGCCGGTACGGCCTGCCCGTGGCCCCTGGCCGTGGCCAAACCCTGGCCGAAGCCCTCAGCCTGGCCCCTGCAGGCACCATCCGACTGTACGAATACAGCAAAGCCCCTGTAACCGGCCCCCAGGGCCTGCAGGCCCAACGTTCCGCAGGATGGGACACCACAGCTAGCCTCGCTGCTGATCGCCCGGACGGCCTCTCGCATGCCCTGGCAGCAGTCGGCGCAGGGTTCCGCCTAGCCGTGCCCGTGGCCCTGCCCAAAGGCTCAGCCCTGCCCGAAGCCCTGCTGTTGCGTGTGCATCCTGAGGCCGGCGTGTGGCGCTTGAAGTGCATCGATGGCGACGTGACAGATCACCGCTGGGCTGATCCTGCAGGCCCTCAGCCCGGCGGCTTTGATGGCGTGGCAGTGATCCTGCGCACCAAGACAAGCCGGGGCCGTGGCCCTGAGGCTGCAGCGTTCAGCCTTGCCCCTTCCTTTGGCACGTGGCAGCCCCTGGCCGGTGGTGGTGAGGCTGCCCTGAGCGCCACCACGTGGGAGGGCTGATCATGCTGCCCTTACAGCCCAGTCTGGCCCACGATCGCGATGCCGATCTCATCGACTGGCTGATCGCAGAAGGCATCGATCCCGATACGTTTGAGCCCGATCCTGAAGACCTGCAGCCCTACTGGCTGATCGACGACTAAAGGCCCCTAGGTTGATCGCTCCTAACTGCCCCTGCCACTAGGTGGGGGCTTTGCTTTGCCGTGGTTTGGGGATCATCAGGAATTTGGGAGCGCTTACCACACTTCGAGCCCCTTTGGGGCTTTTGTTACGATTTGCAAAAGTGTATCCGTTGCTACAGCGCAGTAGCAGGGAAGTTTAAGCGTGGGGGGCTGCGGTATCTCCCTCAAAAAGTGGCGCCATTTTTCATCTACTTTTTAGTATTTATGTCTAGACAAAACAAAAGCCCCGGAGGGGGCTTTGTTGATGCTTAGAACACTTCCTGAGAACAGAGCGGGTCTGTAAGCAGCCTTAAAACTAAGCAATGGAGGAGCTAAAAGTCGTCTTAAGAACGGAGCGTGGTCCGAAATGCGTTCTGAAATCAGCGTAATGATGAGCCAGAAAACATCCTGAAGACAAGACGATGCTTGTAAGCTGAACTAAAACTGGCGAAAGAGAAGAGCCTGGAAGAAGAGTTAAAAACGGAGCGTGTCCGTAAAACTGGATGAGACCAGGCAAGAGGAGGCAAAGCTGAAAGAACACCTAAGACCAAGATGAGCTTGGAAGCGTCACTGAAATCAGCGTTTGCCTATGCAGTATAGCTTGCTTTTAGACGAGCAAGCTCTTCATGGCACTCAGCATAGTGCGTTGTGCTTGAAGGTAGGTTTTGCGATGGGAGCGGAACTGGTCCGTTTGAGCAGGAGAAAAGTTGTAATGGCTAAGCAGTTTGCCGGAGGGGCCAGCTTTACGCGTGCCCATCTTGCCTACCACATAGTTTTTACAGCCATGCCACATGATGTTGGAACGTGCGATGCCACCACGATGATGGAAGGGGCTAGTAGCAATTTGCGTGCGCATTAACCAGCCAATACCAGGGGCTCGTCCAGTATCTGGGCGGAGACGGAGATCTCCTTTTTCGTTCAGGAGGAGAGCTGCGAGTGTATAGAGCTGCGACAGCTTTGGTCCTTGAGACGAACTAAGAGCATAGAAGGAACCGTCCTTTTTACGATGGAGGAGGCCGAAGATTTCCTTTGCATCGTCGGGGACGATGCTTGCCAGACGGTCCAAATTATCAATGATGAAGGAAGTAATTTCATCTCCTTCAGTTTTGTAATTAAAGCGCCGGGCAACGTTAAGAATCATGTTGGTGTCTTCTTTAAAGATCCAACCAGCTTCACGCCAACGTTCTGGCTCGAAAGAGCGAGGAGGGAATTTCAGGCTTTGGAGCACTGAAGGACTGTGCTGAAGGTAGTCGTAGATGGCTTGTGCATCAGCAGCATCGTTCTTCTCATCGAAGCCGGCAAAGGCGCGAGCTTTGGGCGTTTGGCTATGCGGGAAGAGGCGGATGGCGATGCCGAGGGAAGCGGCACGGCGATAGAAGGCTTGAAGCTCTTCTGCTGTGTACACTTGCGCCAAGCTTTTCTTGGTGCGAGCACGGCCAAGGTGGGCGTCTTCGACAATGAGCTTTGTTCCACGGGAGCACCAGTATTCAATGTCGAAGAATTGTTCGCGAGAAAGATTGAAAACTTTCTCACCATCGAAAAGGGTCCAGCCTTGAGGACCGCCGAAATCGGCAACAATCATGATGATGTAAATCAAGGAAGTAGGAAGCTTTCTGAAAAAAGTGCTGAGAACAGGACTGGCCTGAAATTCTTCCTGAGATCAGAAGCTTGCCTGCGCAGCATAAGAGCGAAATCTTGGTTGAAACTCCCAGTGTTTGTACGCTGAAAGCAAGTCCGCAGGGCGCAGCTTGAAGCGTTTCCGAAGATCTCAGGCAATTGACTAGACCAATGGAGACGCCCTAAAGGCGTCGGAATGATGCACCAATAAAAGCAAGCGCTAACGATTCGCGCATTCCTCTTTGCATCGCTCTTAATGCCAGAAAGCGGCCCTTAAAGGGGCCGCTGCTCAGGAGATAAAGATAGAAACCAATGATTTTTCGCTTTTCCCGCAGCGACGCATAGTATGCGCGATCCATCACATGGGATCTGGATCAGCCCTGGGTGTTTCGCCGCTTGTCTGGAGCGTTCCGCCCTTTTGGGGGCTCCACTTCATGAGAGTTTCGCGGCTTGTCTAGCCTTTTAGCTAGTAAACGTTCCGACGCTTGGGGCGTCTCCACTTGCCAGAGGGTTCTGGCTTGAGGAACGTCGTCTAGAGGGGCTAGACCAGGCGGTGCTGCTCTTGCTTGCACTAGGCAGCAGCTCCGCTTTAGCTATCGTATCTCGCACTGTGGCTCAAATGTGACGTTTTTGGTATCGTGGTGATACAAAAGCTCAAATTTCTTCCGTTTTTCTTAAGGATTCAATGGTGGTATGGGCACAAAGGCGGAGAAAGTATTAAAAACTACTTGCACAGTTTTTGATAACGACTAGCGTTAAGTGATCTTCGCTAAAGCACCATGTGGGGACTGCCTGATCGCCAGCCATTTAATATTGGCCCGTATAAATTGTGGCCATGTTTTAGTAAGCCAGAATTTCAATGGTTTGCCGCTATTGATGGCCAGCCTCATTATTTCCGCACCACCAACGAGGCAAAGCTTTTTGTCAAGGACTTACTAGCCATTGACGATCCCGAAGGCTTGTGCGATTAAAGCTTTTCTTCCTCTTTCCCATTGGTTCCTTGCGCTAGCCTGCCTTGGTTGATTCTCGGCCCGCGATGCGGGCCTTTGTCGTCTTATGAAGCTGAAGGAAAAGGCAAAATGTGAGCCAATTGCTCGTACTGGCAGGGTGCAGGATTGGCTGGATAGTCCTGATGGACGGTTGCCCGTGAGCTGCACGGTATTCAACGTAGAAGATTCAATGGAGGGGCCGGATGGCATTGAAGCGTCTTGGCGGTTTGTTAGCCACGGCTTGCGCAATGGTGCGGGGGTCGCTGTTCATTTGTCTTCTCTGCGCGAAAGGGGCGCTGAAAATGGCAAAGGCCTCGTGGCAAGCGGACCAGTAAGTTTTGGCAAAATTTATTCCACGCTCAATGAAATTTTGCGCAGGGGCGGTTTGTATAAAAATGGGGCTGTAGTGCTTCATCTTGACTATACGTCTCCCGATGCCATTGAATTTGTCAACGCATCGCGAAGTGAGCTTCCTTGGGTGAAGCGCTGTCTGAATGTTGATGAAAATTTCCTTTCCGCATCGTCTCCTGAACTGATTAATGCCTGTCTTCGTGCCATCTCTTCTGGCGATCTCTGGCTCAACAAAATCCGTTACAACGCAAAAGGAGAACGCATCCGGGCCAATGTCTGCTTGGAAGTTTATCTTCCGCATCGTGGCACTTGTCTTCTTCAGCACGTTAATTTGGGCGCATGCACGTTGGACAATGTGCAAGGAGCATTTATTGAAGGCATGAAGCAGCTTTGTGAGCTTCATCCCAATACTGGCGTTGGCGACACTGGAGAATATCTTTCTCCTTCCATTGATAAACAAATTGGCCTTGGCATTCTTGGCCTAGCTAATTTCCTTGCCATTCAAGGGATTAGCTACGAAGATTTTGGCAATGCCATTGAGGCTTATCTTGCTGAAGATCCTCGCGGCTGGAATGATTTCTGGAAGAACACTATTTCCGGCGAAGCCGTGTGGCAAATTGACCAAGGCATTCAAAATGCTGCTGAAATTGCTCGTGAGCATGGCATGGAACGTGCCTTTTGCATTGCTCCCACTGCATCCTGCTCCTATCGCTATTTAGACACCAGGGGTTTTACTACGGCTCCTGAAATTGCTCCTCCCATTGCTCGCACTGTTGATCGCGACAGCGGCACATTTGGCGTGGAGAGCTTTGATTATGGCGACGTAGAAACTGCTGCAGAAGTGGGCTGGCCTGTTTTCTTTAAAGCAGCCAATGGTTTAGTAAGCCTTTTTCAACGCACAGGCTTGTTCCATGGCTATTCATTCAATTCTTGGTCGGATGTTGTCATTTATGACGAAGCCTTCCTGAAGAATTGGCTAGACTCTCCTCAGACGAGCCTCTATTACAGCTTGCAAGTCCTGCCTGATACTCAGCGCAAGGACGACGCATATGCTGCGTTGGACGACGACTTTAAGAGCATGTTTGGTCTCAATGAAGAGACTGAGCAGGATTCTGCGTCTTGTTCGCTCGAGGCTGGATACTGCGCTGCCTGCGCTGAATGACCAAAAAGAAGGGGCCTTATGGCCCCTTTTCTCCTCACCATTGAACGATACTACGACCATGACGACGAAGAGCCCCTATCTGTCGATGATTGCTAAAAAACGGCCTTGGCAAGCTGTTGCCGTGGACAAGGGCATGGTGCAAGAAGGCAGTGAGGCTACGCTTGGCAAACTGCTGGCTTTGCGTCATCTGGAACTGCCCGTGAAGGACTTTCTGGAACAAGGCTTAGAGCGTGATCTGCCGTCCACTCCTGGCGTTGTAGAAGCGCTGCGGCATAACCAAGAAGATGAGCAGCGTCATGATCAGGCCCTGAACTACATTGTTGCTGCTCATGGTGCCGATGAGAAAGCCGAAAAAGAAGTTGAGGGCATTCTGAAGGCATGGCAAGAGCATCCTGCCCACCCCATTTTGAAAGCTGCCATTTTGGAACGCAGTATTTTCTTTGTTGTGCTGCCGTTCTTCCGTTTCAACGGAGATATGGGCATCCGCACTGTGGCTGCTGATATTAGTCGTGATGAGATTACGCATGTTGGCGTGCATAGTCTTGTGGCTAAAGAGCTAAACGAGAATGCTGGTCAGAGTCTGAATAAACTGCGTCGTGCCACTGCATTGTGGGCGTTTGATGCGCTGGGCATGAGCGAGAACAAATGGCTGAATAAAGACTTCTGGCTTAAGCAAAGTGATAGTTTGTTTGAGAAAGGCAAAGCTGATGGTCTCATTGAGACACAACGAAGCCGAGTCCCGGCGTTTTTCGAGACTGCCAACACTAATTTGCCTTCCTACGGCAGGGCTTGATGCTACACTTGCGGCGGTATACGCCTGATTCAAATCTTCAAGCAGTTTTCTCTGCTTTCAGCTAGATATTAGGCTATTACTGTTCCCGCTCTGCATTAGCATCGGGCTCCGCCCCCAAGCTTAGCTCTCGGACGAAAACCAATTTGTTGGCGCCAACAAAATGGTTTTTAGAGATGATGCTCAAACAGGGGGCTCTTGGCCCTGAAGTGTTGGCACACGTCATGCAGATAGCATGGAATACTGAGTTCGATTCTCAGCAGCGCCTTTTCTCCATTGAACCATGAGTGCCTTCGTCATCGCAGACACGCATTTTGGCCACGCCAAAAGCATTTCCTTTCTGCGTCCTGATGGCGAATTGCTGCGTCCATTTTCTTCTGTAGAAGAAATGGACGAAACAATGGTTGAACGATGGAACGGGAAGGTAGGCAAGCGCGATACTATTTACCACTTGGGTGATGTAGTGATTCCTCGTGCAAGTTTGAAAATTCTTGACCGCCTTAATGGACGCAAGATTCTCATTCGCGGGAATCATGACATCGGAGCATTGAAAGACTTTTCTAAATATTTTGAGGACGTGCGAGGAGCATTCTTTCACAATGGCGATTCGACCATGCGTGGCGGATTAATCTTCACTCATATTCCCGTGCATCCAGCATGCTTATCGGGGCATTATTTAGGCAATGTTCATGGTCATTTGCATTGCCACCAAGTTCTTAATGAAAAAGGAGAAATTGATAAGCGTTATTACAATGCTTGCGTGGAAAGGAATGATTTCGCTCCAGTAGCATTTGAAGAGATAAAAGCCTTCTTCAAGGGCCATGACGGAACGCAGGACTTTTAATACTCCCCTGCGCGAGCCATTGAATCCCATCATCTACCAATCTTTGCGAGCCATTGATTGGCACAATGCCCAATATTTTCTCACCATGGACCAGTGGCATCTTGAAAAAGCTGCCATTATTAGGCAGTATGTGACAGAGCTAAAGGCCTGGATTTATGAGCAGGAAGAAAGGGGCGTGGAAATTATGGTGCTTGGCCCTAGGCGAGAAGGCGAGCAAGCATGATCATGAAGCGGACAAGGTGGCGCTCATTCGCACATTGATCTTTATTTCCTACTTGGTTACAAATGTCTTCATAATTTCTGGCGTGGTCCGACACTGGGATGATGGATTAAGGCAACATGAAGGATCTTTAAGTTGCTTGAAGGCAACAAAAAGGGGAGCCTAAGCTCCCCTTCTGCCTAACGCCAAGCTCTTTTGAACAGCAAGTAAATGCCGTGAGAAAGTAAGAAGCGTGTCGGCTTCAAAAGTTTACCACACTGATCCGTCAGAACCAATGAGGCTTAGGCACATAGGCAACGCCACGATAGACAAGGCTTGCCATTTGTGCTTCACGCAGACGAGCTGCTTTCTCAAGCTGTTGCTTGATGAGGGCGAGTGGGTTCATGATGGTTCCCGATGATGCTGGTCCCGTTCCGTACCAGCAGGTCATGCGCCCCTTACGGGGTGAACGTACAAACAGTGTAGCAAAGTGCCCTCAGTGGGACTTGAACCCACACTGAAGCGGTTTTAAGCCGCTTGCCTCTTCCGGTTGGGCTACAAGGGCTCATGAGCAAAGAGGGCGTCGGGCGGGGCTTCAATCCGCCTTGTACGACATTTCAAAACGGGTTGGCCCGTTTCCCTCTTTCCCCTGGTACGAAACAATGGCGCCTGAAACCATTGTTCCTTGTTGAACTAACGCTGGCCAGCGTGCTTCGCGAAAGCTCCAAAAGCATAGCATGGCTTTTGATGATCAAACGTCATATTCTCTTAAGGAAGCATTCTCAGGAAAGAAACCTTCTTCTGCGTCGTAAGCCTGCTCAAGAACCTCAATTTGCTTCAGACGTTTGGCGTGAGCCTGGAGCTTTGGGAGGAGAGTGGGGATGTAAAGATGTTCGGCGGCAAGAAGCTGCAAGGCAGTTTGCCTATTGGAGCTTCCGCATTCAAGCAGGGAGGTGAGAAACTTTACCTCCTGCATAGTTAAATCGCTGTTCTTCATTCCATAGGAGAACTATTGTTTGAAAATCATACTAGGAGATAAGACTATCAATCCAACCAATGTCATCGTCTTTGCTAGCAGCAAGAATTGCGCCTGCCATTGCAAACGCTAAGTCGTCAATTCCAGACGCTTTGCCGCCAGTAACGCTCCATTGTCCACTGGGTTTATAGATGACCGTGAGATTTTTAAGCTGCATAATTGCTTTCTCATGGCGATAAATATTGATTTGTCCTGCATTAAACAATTCGCGCATCTTGCTGAATGCTTTCATCTTGGAGCTAACTGTCCAAGTGAGTTCAGTGATGGGCAAATCACTAGCCAAGCTTTGGATGGTGCCAGCACTATTGAACTGGTCCATCACGATGGTGTCAAACACATATAGGCGATGCTGTTCCTTAATCCAATCTTCCACTGCATTGATATTCACTTCCATCCTTCCATTGATTTCAAAATCAGCGACGAACGAATGGAACTTGTCAACGACTAACGTGCCGTTTTCGTAGTGAACAATACAAGCAGTGTAGTCGTCACGGCCAACGCCACCACGGGCGGGGTCAAGGGCAAGTACATAGGCCCCTTGGAATTCAGGGCGTGGTGGTAGAGCGGCTCTACGGTCATCAATACAGGCGTCAATAACATCGCTTGCAACAAGGGCTGAAAGATTGCTTGCGAATTGCGCCCCATACTCAACTTTAAACTTCTCCGGATCGCGCTGTCTCTCTGTGTCAAGAAACTCTTGCGAAATACTTGGGTTCATCTCCCACGTTGGGAGATTCACTGCCTGCATGAAGGGGAAGCGGCCAGAGCTTGCTTCTTTGAAATGCTGGTAGAAAATACCGTCTGTTAGCCATGGAGACGACAGTTCAAGAATGCGTCCTTTCCCTCCGAACTGGGCGATAGCGGGAGAAAGTGCGTCGTAAATGCCCCTGCCGCCGCTGTTTGCATCGCCTTCAGTGGCAAATGCAAGTTCGTCAAACACTGCGCCTGCACAAGCGAGGCCACGAGCAGCACGGCCTGAAGTGGGAATGGCTTTAAAGACGCAGTTGTTGCTTAGTTCAATGATGTCGGCGGTTTCGCGAACGATTTCTTGGGCGAAGGGACTATCAAGGATTAGCTGACGAATGTTGTTGAGAGCAATACGAGCCTGGTCTTGACTGTTTGCTACGGTCACGATGTACCATTTCTCGCCTTTTCTTACTCGCCTGCGATATTCATCTTCCAAGACGAAGCACATATAGACGCAGGCCACTGCAGCCATGACAGTCTTGCCTGATCGTCGCCCAAGAGCCCACACTGCATGGCTCTTATCTGGCTGGAAGAAGGTGTCAAGGATTTTCGCTTGCTGGGGATAAAGATCCAGCTTGAGAGCGTGTCTTGAAAAATCAGAACATTTCAGCATGGCGCAAGTCTATAAGAGGAAGCAATGCAGATTGCGGAACGAAATAAGCTGGTCTTCCGCCCGCAGGATCTTTTCTCCATTGTTCCTTCATGGCATCCTCACTCTTTATCCAACCATGGAGAAGAGTGATTTTGTTTTGTATCGTAACTAACACTAAGGTTTTTCCCGGCTTCTCGTCTAATTGGCAGATGAGATCGTAATCATGACGAGAGCGTGTTTTCACATCAATATTTGGAGGCAGGTCTGAAGAGCCTCGCTTTGCTTCTGTTTCTTGATAGAGAAACTCCCGTAGCTGGAGATAATCTGCCACTGCTAATTCGCCAGCGGCGCCAAGCTTGTGAAAGAACAAAGCCTTATCACCATCAGCCGGACCACCATTGCGCCCTTTTAAGCCTTTCTTCTCATTTACGAGCTGCCTGCGCATGGCTTCTGCCCGCACAAGCTCCTTGTCTTTGTCGCTGAAATGAAAAACAATGCCAAAGCTGGCCATAGTGTGCATAAGCTACGCGCCAATGTAGCCAGGTTCTAGAATAAAAGCAACACATTATGGCCATAAATAAAGCTTATGGAAAGCGAAGCAATTGATCTTGGTCACGTTGGTAGTGGTGGAGTGAGGGCTGATGGTCTTCAAAATGTGCTCATTGGCATGGGTACTGGTCGAGACAAGGCGCAATACACTAAGACCACTGCTACGATTTTCTTAGCCCAAGAAGAACTAGAAAATCTTTATGGCGAATGGCTTCCTCGTCGCATTGTTGATATTTATGCTGACCAAGCCACGCGGAAAGGCTTCAAAGTATTGTTTGGCGGAGACGGCGTCAGAGCCGAAGAAGTGCAGGGCATTGAACAAGTAATTGAAGACCTCTACATCCTTGAACACCTCAACCTCGCAGCGAAGAACGCCCGCCTTTATGGGGGTGCTTGTCTACTTCTCTTTATTGACGATGGCCGTCCCGCTTACATGCCTGTCGATAAACGCAACATTCGTCGGATTGAAGACATTGAATGTCTTGATCGATGGCAAATTGCGCCCGTCATTAATGAAGAAAACTTATACGACTATTCAAAAGCCACTTATTATCAGATCATCTCTGGTGATTTAATTAACCAGCCGCAACTTTCTTATATCCATAAAGATAGGATTTTGCGTTTTGATGGTGACTGGCTTCCTTATCGCGTGAGGCAGCGTAATTATGGCTGGGGCATGAGCAGCTTGCAAACTGTTTATGACAGCTTTAGGCATTATTGGACAGGTTTGAATTCAGCAGCAACGCTCCTCACTGAATTTGACATTTTTGTTCATAAAGTGAGAGGCCTTGCATCAATGCTGGCTGCTGGCAAGGAAAGTTCCATTCGTGATCGTTTGCAAGTGAATGACATGAGCAAGAGCATCTATCGCGGCTACGCGATTGATGCGGAGAAGGAGGAGCTTGAATTTATTAGCCGCAACTTTGGAGGCATTGGAGAAATCCTTGAGAAACTGCGCGTAGACATTATTGGCGCCAGCAAGATTCCCCATACAGTGCTGTTTGGCGAGAGCCCCAGTGGTCTTGGTTCCACTGGTCGCAGCGAAGAGCGTGATTTTGCGAAGACTCTTGCTGATTATCAAAGCGTCCATTTCAAGCGGCCCATCAAGAAGCTGATGGAAATGATCATGCTGAGCAAGGAGGGTCCGACGAACGGAGAGCTTCCTGAATCGTGGCGCATTGCTTTCAATCCATTGTTTGAGCTTAATGAGCGCGAAATGGCTGACGTACGGGCGCGCGTGGCGGCCGTAGACGGTCGTTACATCCAGCTAGGCGTACTGAGTCCCAAGGAAGTGGCAGATGCCCGTTATGGCGGTTCTGAATGGAGCATGGAACTCACACTCGATCCGTCCGTAGTGCGGGAACTTCCCACTCAAGCTGGGGGTGGTTCCACTCAGAAAGGGGGTGACGGAAAAATGGCAGTGCCTCCTGGTGGCCGTGATCCCATGAACGAGGAAAACGGTA